ATGCTCCGAGGTAGAACACGTTAGTGCTGAAGTCTTTAGAGTCTGCCATCTTACCCTCCATCAGTGTTAGGCCGTCCGTTGACGCGACACCGAAAAACATGTTTCCGAATACTTTGTAGAAATTGCTATCAACTGCGACACTGTGAACGAATCCGGTAGGCACCAAGGGAAGTTGCAATGTAGGGATAACTGCATTTGAAACAGGCACGAAATTACAGACGTCTAGATTATTGTATGGAGTAGAAGAGTAAAACCCGAGTTTGAATGTGCCGCACTCGTAATCAACAAACGTCGATTCTACCGACAAGGCTGTATTATCGTATCGTTTGCCTGCGCTGTTGCCAAAATAGAAACAGGAGTTGAAGTTGTTCGCATTGAAGGGCTGCTTGCCCCAAGCGCCTAGATGCTCCTGGAAAAAGTAGTCTGCGAAGAATGAGAACAGTCGTCGGCTTCCGGTCTGCGACATATGGAAACCGATGATTTTAGCCCCTCGGGCCACAACGTTGTTCGAGTCGTTACTGAAGAAGTGCGGGCTGTTCAGTACCGAGGACAGATCAATGTACTTGTTGTTCGTTGTCGAGTTCGCATTGTTGATGTAGGAGGTCGCGTCAACGGCTGTGATATTTCCACCGTAAATTGCACGCAGCGGTGTGTAGCAGTCCTGCGCCCACGTGAACGTCAGGTTGCCGTTGAACTTCTCGCGCGCGTAGGCTGCTACGCTGGTAGCGTCGGCAGATGTGCCACCGTTGAGGCCCGCAATCATGAGCACGTCCGTTACGTCTGCGTTCTTGAATGAATCATCGGCCGCGAGGATGTCGATCTCGTGTTTGGTGCGGATGATTGTGGTAGGCGTGGTATCGGCGTAGCGTGTGAAGAAGACATTATCGGGGTAACGGTTCTTGAACAGCGTCAACCAGTGCGAATAATACGGCTTTGTGGTGTCGTTCGGGTCAGTCATCACCCATGAGTCACCGATAACGACGATACATTTGCGCGTGCTCTCCACGGTTGCCTGCAACGCTTTGTATACGCCGTCAGACGTAACGCCCTTGAGGCTGTTCATAGTCGGTACTGCGTCGAGCGGTGTGATCGCGGCAAGCGTATCGTTAATGCTCGCTATATCGGTTGCGTTTTTCGAGACGTCGGCCTTTGTCTCGGTCAGATCCGTATCGAGCTGCGCGGTATCGGTTTTAAGCCGCGACACGTCAGTTTTAAGCTGCGCGGTGTCGGTTTTAAGCTGCGCGGTGTCGGTTTTAAGCTGCGCGGTGTCATTTTCGACGACCTTGATGCGTCCGTCGCACCGTGCCACCTCCGCGCGGTACTGCTCGATCTGCGCATTATAGTTGCCGGTCAATGCCCAGTAGGAATCATCGTCAATCTGAATGCCCGCGGGCACGTACTGCCTTGAGGTATACGAATTGCCCCCGTTGTATACGATCGTTAGCGGCTCATAGGTTTTCGCGGAATCCCATTGCATGGGGTCGGCGAAGAGCGGTACGTAGCGCGCACCGATGTATTGAGTTACTGCCATGTGTTACTCCTTATCGTAATTGGGCGCGGTGTTGTCGATTACCCCGGAACCGTCGGTTCGGTATCTGAGAAGCAGGCGCCCGTATTGACTCGTGCCGTAGACTGCGCCGGTGTCAAACTCGATATCGGCCCATGAATCGGGAACGTATGCGCAAAAATGGCCGTCGGAAGTCAGCCCGAAGAATACCGTCTGCGCGAACGTTTTCCACAGCCATTGAACGTTGTCGTTAATCCATTGCTCCAGCTGTTTCTCATAGTAATCTTCGTAACCGGATTCGATGAACTTTTGAAAAAGCCCTTCCAATTCCGCGATTTTCGCGCTGTTGGCGTTGACCTGCCCGGTAACGTCGTTCACCTGGTCTGAGAATGCGTTGATGATGCAATATACGTTGGCTATAAGCTGTTCCGGGCTTTTTACTTCCCAGTAGAGTTTGGGCAATGTCGGGTTAGTCAGCATCCACGGATTAAAATAAGGTAGAACAGGAACCATATTATTTCACCTCCTTGCGATGCATCATAGTATAGACGTTCGCGAGTTGCATCCAGCGCTCATCTGTGATGCTCGTATTGGCCGGAATCTCCTCGCGCGAGATAAACACGCGCCCGCGATATGTCACGACACAGAATCGCGGATAGCTTTTCGGGTTTCGCGCGTGCCACGCGCCACCCCATACGATCAGCTGTTCATCCATCGAAAAACCCTCTTTACCACAATGGAACGGTCGGGACCATAATCCCCGTGAATAGAACGTGCTCCAGCTCGTTCAAGATGAGCGCGTCAACGTCCTGCCACTCTCGCGCGAACTGCGTTGAGAGCTCTGCGGCGTTACCTTCGCGCAGCATATCCGATTCGCGGTCGTTTCCGGTACTCGCATAATCGGAGTTACCGGAAAGCATCGTCTCGGGGAAGTCCGAGAAGATATCACGCGATTTCGCGCGGTCGCGGCCCTCTTGAAGCGGGTTTACACCCTGTTCCACGCGCTCGTAGAGCAGTTTGTATTTCGGCATGATCTCGTTGAGCTTTCGCAGGTACGCGCGTTTCCATCGCGCCGGAAGCGGAATCGACACCTCGCGATAATAGTAGCGGTCGAGGAACTTCTCGCACAGACGTCTGTATTGCGCGTCATCGTATGCGTCGAATCTCCAGCTATCATCGCTGGGGTCGTAAAAGCCCATCTCATACCATTCGCCCAGCGTGATAGTCATGCAGTCATAACGCTCGTCGCGGTCGATGCAGGGGGGGTCGTTAACGTCGATGCCCATGTCTACACCTCCAGCAGCGTATCGAGTCGGTGCCTTACGTCATAGTTCGCGCTCAGGTTGTCGCGGGCCCATACGACGGTGACGGGCGTTTCCAGGCGGTTACCGAAACGCTCGTTTAGCTTGTCGCACGCGGCGCGGCGCGTGTTGAGCGGGGACATTCGCGCGAGCTCGGTCGGCTGCATGGTCGAGTTGACCTCGTCCTCGATCATACGCTCCTCTTTGAACGGCATGGAGTCGATTCCCAGCTCGCGGTAGATTGCGTCCCACGTGTTGGCCCATTCCTCCTGCAGCTTGTCCCCGATATACTCCTTGGCGCGTTCGGGCATGGTCGCGTCTGTCTGGACGTCTTGGAAATTGTCGTATGCCAAGACGAAAGGCTCGCCGTTCGCGATAGCCTTGTAGAAGTTCTGCACGTCGAAAGTCCGGTCTTGGTTGCCCTTGATGACGAACGGCATGCGCATATGGAACCGGTTGATCTGCTTCGTGCGCATGATGTCGGTCAGTTCGCGCGCCCAGATGTTTATCTTCACGAGCAGTGGGTAGCGTGTGCGGTTCTCCCACACCCATACCGCGTTGTCCCAGTTGCACATGAAGTCGGTCTTTCCGGTTACGCCGATCGCGCGCCAGGCGCGCGGCTCGTCGTACATGTTCGGGGCGCCCTGCTGCACGGCGCGCAGGGACAGCAGCGTCGAGCCGGCGTTCGGGTACGCGAGCGTCGCGGCCCCCTCGGTGAGCAGCGTCCACTCCAGAAAGCGCTCGTTGCAGGTCTCGGGAAGGTTCAGCCAGCGGAAACGAGACAGCGCGAGCTCGATCAGGTCGTTCTGGAACATGGTGAAGAGCTGTTGGTTGTAGGCCTCTGTCTGCCAGTATGTCGGCTGCGCGCCGGGTCTGTACTTACGAGGGCCCTTGTAGCCCCTGCGTCCCCTGCTCATACGTGGACCTCCTCATAGATTGTCGGCGCGTCGAGTGCCGTTTGGAACATGTCTCGCACCTTCGCGCTCGATTCGGCCTGTGCGCCCATGAGGGCTCGCATGAGCTCCCGGTGCGCCTCCATATCCTTGCTGATGGTCGCGTCGCTCTTGGCGCGCTCCACCCTGTAGTCGATAATCGCGTCGATCTCCTCGTCGGTCATTCCCTGATAGGTCTCGGCCTTGAGAAGCGCGTCGAGGTCGATATCTGCCATGATGCCTCCTTTTAAAGATTGTCGTAGATGCTCACGCGGCCGATTTCCTCTGCTTTGCTCCAGACGGTCACGCCACGTATAAGTATATCCTTGATTGCGCCCTGCGCCCCCTCGGGCGCGTTGCCGTTGCCGCTGCACCATACCTCGGCGCATTTCCAGTAGGTGAAATGTCGCATGACCTGCATCCGTTCCATACTGAACTCGCGCATGAGCGCGTAACCGTAGCGTGCGAATGCCGAGGCCGCGTTCATGATGTCGCATTCTCGCTGCGTGACGACCTGGGCGAAGAGTGCACGCGGCGCGGTGGCGCCCGATTGCCCGTTCGCGCCCGCGCCGAATTGCGCGGGGGCCGCGACACCCGCCTGGTTGAGCCCTGCCGATATCGCGTCTATCGCGGTGGCGTATGCGCGGTTCGCGTTCGCGTCCCCGGTCGCCTTGGTGTTCGCCGCGTTCGTGCGCGTGACGGCCGCGTTATTTGCCGCTACCTTGGTGCTCGCCTCGTTGCGGAGCGTGGTCGCGGAGTTGCTCGCGTTGTTCTGGACCCCCCACACGGCCGCAGTGTAGTTAGCGGCGTTGAGCGTCTTCTGGAGCGCGTTGGTCTGCGCTACCGATACGGCTGCGGAGTTGCTGGATTGCGAGATGGCGGCTGCCGCGTTTGCCGACGGGATCGAGACGGCGAGGTCGGCCACGCCTCCGATAGCGGCGCTCGTGGCGCCTGCGGAGCCCCCGGTGAGACCTCCCGTGATGACGGCGCCTGCAGAGCTCGCGATCGCGGCCGCGTTGTTATTTGCCGTGGTGATCGCGACGACGTCGTTCTGAAGCCCCGTCATCGCGGTCGAGGCCGCGTTGTCGGCGTTGCAGTCGGCGCTGAGTTTCCTGTTCGATGCGCTCGCGCCGGTGAGCGCCCAGTCGTTCGCGTTCTTCGTGACTGCCGTGTTCGCTGCGGTGTTGACCGCGTTGTTGTCGGTGACGTTCCGGGCCGAGTTGTTCGCGTTCGTGTTCGCGGTCGCGTTGGACGCGAGCGACGATGCGAGCGCGTTGTCTGCCGCGAGTCTCGCGTGCGCGCGGTCGTATACGGTCGTGTACGCGGCGCGGCTCGCGGCGCTCTGGGACACCTGCATCACGGGTAGGTTCCAGCTCTTGAGATACTCACCCCACGCGCCGCCGTAGCTGTACGTGCGGCCCTCGATGGTCTGGAATGTGAGCGAATCGGTCGCGCCGGCGATACCGAGCAGGCGGGCGTCGATTGAGATGTACGGCATGACGAGGTTCACGGCGCTCGCGAGCCGGATGCCGTTCGCGCCGAGGTCCTCGACTCGCACCGTCGATGTCTGCCCGCGCTCGTCACCGATGCGGATCGCGGCGTAAGGGTATGTATACAGTTTCGCGAATCCCGCGGCCTTCGCCGGGTAGCCGAAATCGTCCACGCCGGGCTGCATGAACGGCTCGATTTTCTGTACGGCGTTCAGGATAGTCACCGACACGCCCCATAGCGCGAACGGCGCGGACTGCGTGAGCAGGTCGGCAGGTGCGAAGAACACGCCGAGCACGGTCGATTTCATCCAGGGCGCGTTGGCCTCGAGCGCGCGCAGAAACGGCTGGAGGTCACCCACGGCGACCGAGTATACGCGCGGCGCGAGTATGCCGGAGGTATCCGGTTCCGAAATCGCCGGTACTTTGGGCGCGGACGCGCCTCCGAGGTCGCCCTGGAGGTCGGCGTATGTCGCTATACATGCGCGCTGGGTCTCGGCGCTGTAGTTCTTGACGGCGCGCGAGGTCTCGACGAACGGCTCGCCACCGGTGTTCACGTCGTCGGAGAGAAGGTACGCGCTGTTCTCGCGGGGGTTCGCGAGGTAGTCTGAGACGCTCGAGGCCGCTACCGGCGCGTGCCCGCGCTCCAACAGGACGTAGTCGAATCGCATCTCGTTGATATAGGTCGTCCATACGTCGAGCGTGAGGAGCAGGCGCGTCGAGTTTGGGGAGAGCTGCTGCGCGTCCCGGATGAAATAGAAATAGCGGCGCTTGCGCTCGCCCGCTGCGTATGCGAGCGGCTGCCCGTCGCTCGTCATGCGCGGAAGGTCCACGACGAGATAGTTATATCCCTGCGCGGAGGTCACCGGAACCGGCACCTTGGATGCGCCGTCCGGCTTGACGTTGAACATGGTCTCGAGGTTGATGGCCTCGCCCTCGAGCGCGTCGAACCACGCATCGCGCGCGGCGTCGTCGTCGAACTTCACGACGTCGTCGTATTGACCGCACCACGGCACGTTGCACATCTTGAGCCTTGCGGTCGGCTTGAATCGTGAATAGTCGAGCGTGTTGTCGTACCTGTAGACATCTACGTTGTCGAGGTTCGGAAAATCGCCCATTTCTGCCTCCTAAAGGAAATGCGCCCCCGCTCACGCATGAGCGGGGGCGCGGCGCCTTGCACTATAGATTATAGGCTAGGCGATCGTGATGTCCACGGTCTTCTGATAGAGCGCGGTCTCGCCGGAGGGGTTGACGTAGGACGCCGTGCCGGTCACGTGGAGGACGTTGTCCGCCTCGAGGTCGGACTTCTGGACGTGGAGGACGCCGAGTCGGTCGACGCGCGTGGCGGAGTTGAGCGCGATCGGCTTGCCGCCGGATGCCGCGGTCTCGGCGCTCACGCTCCAGGTCACGGCGTTCGGCTCGACGGTCACGCCGAGGCCGTTGCCCGTGATGGTGCCGACGAGCTTCACGGTCATCTGCGTCGTCTCTCCCGGCTTGAGGTTCTGCGAGGCCGCAGTGATGTCTACGCCGGTCACGGCCTGCGTGAGCGTGGGGACATCGGTCGCGGCGTCGGTCGTGAACAGGATCGCGGGGACGAACGGGGAGGCCGACACGATTTCCCAATGATGCAGGTAGTAGTTCGTGTTGAGCGTCGCGGGGTTATAGAAGGACTCGTTGGCGTAGACGACGTCCTGGCATACGAAGAAGGCGTCCGTGGTGAGGAGCGCGAAGGCGTTTGCGACGGGGAGGTCCGGGACGACGACGGTGCGGTACTTGATATCCGCCTTGTCGAGGTTGAAGATTCCCGCGAGCGTGTCCACGTCAACGGATGCCATGGCGTCGGCGGTGATGAGAAGCACGAGCTCGTCGGGCTTGGCGAACACGGGGATTCCGTACTCGGCCGACACGGGGGAGTAGAGCGAAGTCGGGAACTCGAGCTTGCTCGCGTAGGCGCGCACGGCCTTGAGGAACTCCTTGCCGGTCGCCTCGTCTGTCGGGGCCGCGCTCACGTGGTGCTTGAAGAATCCCCAGTTGTGCTCATAGTACGCGATCAGGTTGAGCATGCACAGGTACTCGTCGTAGTTGTCGGAGTTGCGCGGGACGGTCAGCACGGCGTCGATGAGGCGGTTCAGGCCGTACTCGTCCATGAATGCCTGGCGCAGGTCGGGGTACTCGAGCGAGATGTCGTAGCGGTCCTTGCGGTTGACGCTGTGGTACCACACTGCGGCCTCGGGCGCGTTCACCTTCTCGAGCACGGCGTCGTCGACCTTGTAGGTATGCGCCTTGATCCACTTGAAAGCGGACTCCTGGATGCTGAAACCGTAGCGCATCGTCGCGCCCTTGAAGGCGCGCAGGGGATTCTCCCACTCCTTGTTGTGGATGATCTGGTCGCCGATGCGGTTCACATAGGCGTCGATGAACTCGTTCAGGTAGCGGCCGTTGTTCGGCTTGAACAGGAACTTGCTCGTCGCGTCGATGCCCGAGACGGTCGGGTCGGGCACGCGCTGCTGGAAATCGTTGGTCGCGGACAGGTACACGCGACCCGCGATCGTGGTGTTGTCGGTTGCCATCTGTTAACCTCCTTAAAGGTCAAGGTCCATGTCTTCGTAATCGGGAATCTCGATTTCGTCGTCGGCGGCGACGTCGACGTCACCGTCGCCGTCGCCGTCCATCACGTCGGCTCCGTTGTCGATGTCGATGGCGGTGGCGGTCGTGCGCATCGCCTCGAGCGTAGAGGTGATGGTGCCGAGCGTGTTCTCGATGCGCTCCAGGCGGTCGCGCAGGTCGTCGAACTCGCCGATGCGGTGCGCCTCCTCGCCGGACGTGCCGGTCTCGTCCTCGATCTCCTGCTCGCCCGGGGTCGGGTCGTCCTCGGTCCTGGGCTTCTCGTCCTCGTCCATGTCAGCTCCTTTCTATAGCTATGAATAAGGGCGCGATGCGAACGGGCTCTCGCCCGGGCATCGCGCCCATTATATAACGCCTGTGCGAAACATGGCGCGTGCGGCTGAAACACGCCGCCGAGCGTGCGGGGTTCGGGTATCGACCGAACGATATAGCTGTCCCGAATCGTCCCTACTCGCCGCCTGCCGCGCGAGTCGTCGCGGGCGTCTCGGTCATTTTACGCCATAGAGCGCCATCGCGTCCAGGAAGCCCTCGCGCACCTTCACCGAGTCGAAGAGCACGCTCCCCTCGTAGTACATCTGGACGATGACGCGCAGGGTCTTCACGGCGCGCTGCGCGGCGATGCGGTTCGGCGTGTTATCGCGCCTCGTGAGGGCGAATACCGGTTCGGCGTTCTTCGGTATCTTCCCGGTAACGTAGTAATAGCCCTCGCTCATGTCGATCCAGATGCCATACTCGTCGCCCATATGGACACACCCCATGACATACTTGGCGCGCGAGGGCTTCTTGGCTATGTAGCGGTCGTCCTCGGCGAAGTCGTTCGCATAGGTGGCTTTCGTGTAACCCGTTACCTGGCCCATACGTCCGGCCAGCGTATTGTCCATGCGGTAGCGGTCGTGCTCGTCCGGCTCGACGTAATGGAGCAGGACCATCTTGTCGAGGTACCAGGTGTACCCGAACCTCGGCACGCCCTTCACGCCGATCGCGGCGAAATAGGGGTTGAGCAGGTCGACGGCGTTGCCGAGCAGGAATACGTGCGGCTTTGTCCGGTGCCCGTCGTAGGGGTCCTCGCGTACGCACGAGTCGGTTATTCGCGCGAGCATGTTCCACTCGTTGCGCTTGTAGGTGTGGCTCGCGTCGATGTTCTCGATGATCGCCTCGTCGAAGATGATATTCCTGACGTCGGTGAACGTCCTCTTCTTGGTGCCCTGCATCTCCGCGTATCCGACGACGTACCCGCAAACCTTCCACGGCGTACCCTTCTCGGCGTCGCGCGCGCGGTACTTGAACTCGTTGTTCTCGCACTTATACGCGTATTGCGCGAACTCGTCATCGGTCGCGACGAGCTTGTCGAAATATCCCTTCTTGACGCTGTCGCGCTCGTCGAGCGTTCGGCACACCTCGACGAACCGCTCGCCGCGCCTTATCGCGGCGTTGAGCGCGTAGGCGCGAAGGCCGTACGTCTTGCCCTTGTTGGGCGCGCCGACGACCATGGTTATGTCCGCGTTGTAGCTGAGCGTCTTCTCCCAGTTGTAATGGATGCCGTCGTTCAGGTTTACCATTCTGCCTCGTTCCCTTCATCGTCGATATAAGTGTAGCTCGCGCGCCCGGCGTCGTAGTCGATGACGCGCTCCGTCGTGTCCACCTCGCGCCCGTAGCGCTCGCGCATGTAGGCCACCGTGCGCGCGTTGCCGCCCTTCTCCGAATCGCCGAGCACGCGGTCGGAGGGATAGAGCGCTATCGACTCGTGCGTCCTCACGTGCGCGGTCTCGCCGAGGTAGTCGGTCACGTCCATGTCCAGCACGTCGGCGGATGCGGGCCGGTAGTGCTCGAGCGCGTGGCAGACTGCATTCGACACGCGCACGCCCCAGCCGAGCACGCGAGGCGCGACCTCGTCAAACCCGTGTTCGGCGCTCATGTCGTCGATCCAGTTCTCGATATGGTACATACCCGTCGGGCGGGACAGGCCCGCGCACGTGATATGCGCGTGGGCCCCGTCCCAGCTCACGCGCGCCTTGTTCCAGGCATCCATATGGTATGGGTAGGCCTCGCCCTCGACCTCGAACGTGCCCACGCCCGCGAGCGTCGAGGCGTAGCCGGGGAAGTTGGCGCGGATGCGGCCCATGCACGCGTCGATCGAGGCCGTCACGGCCCCGTGGAATGTCGCGAGCGCGTCCATGAGGTCGTCCGCCGTGACGTCATCGTCACACGATATCTTCAGTGAGTCCGTATCTCCGCCCAGCACGCGCACGCGCTCGCCGAGCGCGCGGTATATGAGCTCGATTGCCGCGACGATCGCCATACGGGACCCGCCCACGATACGGAGGCCGTAGGGATAGAGAACGAGCTTGTCTTTAGCGTCCTCGTAATGTTCCGCGTAGGTCTCGCGCGACACGACGGTGGAGCGGTTGACCGATATCTCGCCGTCCTCGACCTTGTATCCCGGCTTGAACACGTCCTGCGCCTCCATGCCGTATATGGAGTTGAACATTCCCTTTACGGTCGAGTTGTAGTACGCCTCGAGGTCGGCGCGCTCCATCTCGCCCGAGCGGATGCGCGCTGCCATTCCATCGGGAATCGTCTCGGGAATGTCCGGCTCATACGGCGTGCCGGTGGCGTAGGTCTTGAGGATCTCCTTGCACGCGGCCTTGCGCGCGTAGAAGAGGTTCGATAGCAGCGTCACGTAGTCGGGCGGCTTTACGAAACTCATAGTTCCCTCGCCGAGAATTACCTCCATCGCGTCCCACGCATATACGCGACTCATGCACCACAGCTCCAGCTCGGACACGTTGACGATAGCGGAGTCGGCCGATATCAGCTTGCCGAATGCGAAGCGGCCGTTATAGGCGGTATCGACGTACCCGGCGCTTCGCACGGCAGTCACTCCATCGCGGTCGGCCTGCCCGCCCCAGTCGCCGAGCTGCCCCTTTGCCTTGAATTTCGCCTCTGATAGAAGCGCGATATCCCAGCACTCGAAAGCGCTTCCCTCGCGCAGGCGTATGTTCGTGAACCGTATCTGGGCGTGGAAGGCGCACCCGAACGGTTCCTCCCAGTGGCGCATCGCCGCATCGAGGTCGGTCGCGCACACGGTCTCGGCCATCGCCTGGAGTACCGGGGGCAACAGGCCGCGAAAGTGGACAGGGCACATATGCCCGTTGATGTAGGCGTGGTGCGCGGACGTCTCGTCAATCGAGTAGACGTTAGATTGCACGATTCCCGAATAGCGTGCGGAGGTAAACGTGAAACCGCCTCGGAAACAGGCCTTGCGCAGCGCGTACTGCGCATATGTCGGCGCGAGCTCCTCGGCGCACATGCGCTCGAAAGCGGCCTGAACCGAGATCGGCCCGCCCTTCGCCCTGGGGATGCGGAGGCGTCCCGTCTCCATCTTTCCCGCCTGGCGCACGAGCGATGTCTTGGTCAGCACGCGCACGCCGAGCCACTCGGGGCGCAACCACTCGTTCGACTCGAGCAGATAGCGCAGATATGCGGGAATGACCTCGGTGTCGCGGCCCGCATAGAAATATTCCTCTTGCGTGAGCGGCGTCTCGGGCGTGCGCACTTTGGAATAGTCCCAGTCTCCCATGGCTTTGGGGAGCCCTGCGGCCTCGCCCATCTTCGCGAGCCCGCGCATCTCGAGGTAGAAGGTATCCCAGAAACGGAGCTTTATCGCCCCGTCTCGTACGATATCGACGGTATAGGCGCTCGTGGCACTCTGTGCGGACACCTCCATATCCCAGCGCGCATTGAGGTCGTGCATGAGGGGCTGGAGGTCGAACATGAGGTTGTAGGCGCAGATGATCGGGATGAAATGCCCACGCTCGCCCCAGGCTATATAGTCGTCGATAACGGCCTGCATCTCGCCCTCGTGGCGATAGAAGCCGATGCGGCCCGCGCCGGGCTCATAGGCGCGCAGGTCGCACCCGCGCAGGTCGTTCACGATGAAGAGCACCGGGTATGCGCGCCACGTGTTCGCGGCGCGATCGGTGCATATGTTGCACGTCTCGGTGTCGTAGCTCGCCGCTACCCGAAACTCCGGCCTCTTCGACTTGAATCCCATCCCCGCACCTTTTCCCACTACCCGAACATTGCGATCTTGGACGCCCATACCGCCGAGCCGGTCAGCTCCGCGTCGAAATCCACCTCTCCGTAGAAGGCCTCGTTCTCGGAGGTGAGCCCCTCGACGAGCGACGTCTGGGCGCCGGACGATACCAGGCTGTCGAGCGCCTTCCTGTTTGCACCGATGACGCGGTCGTAGGCCTCGGAGAGCGACGTCACGCCCAGCCCCTCCATGATCAGCCTGTTCCGCTCCTTGGGGTCCTTCCCGCGCCAGAACCGGCGTGTCGCGGCGTAGAAGACCGACACGGCCTCCTTTCCGCTGTCTCCAAGCGTGCTCGGCGCGCCTGAGCGTGCCAGGTTGAGTTGCCGCTGGAATATGAGGTTTGACCTCGCGGCGCGTGATTTCGCCTTTCGCGGCGCGGTCGTCATGCGGTCCAGGCGCTCCGCTGCCCTCTTCGTGCGCGTCTGCGCCTCGGGTACCCGGTGCACCTGCCGCGTCCCCTGGTAGGACTGCGCGATCTGCTCGCGCACGCTCGCGATATAGTCGGCGCGCGCTCGTTGCTGTGATGCGCTCATGCCGCTCACGTCCTCGCGCTCCAGGCGCGCCAGCAGTCGCTTGGCGCGGCGTCGCGCGTTATATACCTCGTCCGATGTCCTTTTCGCACGTGCCATTGGGCTCGACCTCCAAAATAAAGGCGGCGCGGCCTTGACCGCACCGCCTGATGTTAAAGCAACGGGAGCTGGGGATTAAGTCTTGACTAGACGAGTACGAGCGTCTTGCGCGTGTTGCCGTTGGGGAGCTTGCTGGAAACGAGTTTCATCGGGACGATCTCGCCATCATCGAACAGGCCGGCGGCCATGAAGTTATCCGCGGCGTTGCGGACGCCCTCGGACTGGGAAAAATAGGCGGTACCGTCCACACAGACGAGCGTGGTGTTGGTGCAGGGCATATCGACGCCGTTCTTGTCTCGGGCGCGGCGGATGCCGGGCTTGGTGAACACGCCGATGACTTCGAGGGTCTCGCCCTCGTGTTCGGACAGGGACCCGGCATTGTTCATCGCGTTGACGACGAGCCTCTTGGTTTCCTTGTCGGTAGCCTGGATGCTGGAGTAGCTTGCCGGGGTGTAGAGGTCGGTGCAGTTGTCCATAGGTGCGAGCTGGGTATTGTCGTTAGTCATAATGAGGTTCCTTTCCGACTGCGTAGTTCATAGCTACTTTCAAGAACAGTCTTGTGGGGATTGAATAGTAGTCTGATTCGGTCTCGACGCTTGTGATCGAGATAAACGAATCGCCTAATCGTTGGCGGAGCGTGTTCGTCGCCTTCACCGGGTCCGAATAGTCACCGTATAGGTCGTGCTCGAAATCAATCAGCCTGCCATTGGCGACTGTCTTGCCGATGCAATGGCAAATTTGGATTCGTCGTCCGATTCGACCGCGCTCCTTCTTTGCGTTTGCCATGAGGTGCACCCCCCTTCCCGTTGCTGTCATGGACATTATAGGAAGAGGGCGCTTTGTGTGTCAACGATTATTACAATAATTTTCATTATCGACGCGTGCCGTCCGAGACATAGCATTGCAGTCGGTCGAGCGCGTAACCGTACATGCCCGCGTAGTCGTCGCCTCCGTAGGTGGAGCCATCATCGCAGACCTCATCCCAGTAACCGGCGTGTGCGACGTCCTGGGAGCGGTAATAGACCTGTCTATAGTCACCGTTAGGCGTGATGTAGTACATCTGCACGCCGTCTATAGTCTGGCCCCAGATGCCTGCCATGCCGTTCACGCTGTCGTTGTAGTCAGCGGTCTGCACCCAACCTAGCCACCCGCTCTCTTTGGTGTGGACGCGATAGCGAAGGGTGCCGCTATCCACCCAGGCGATGAGCATGTCGTGGGAGCCGTATGGCATACCGGCGAAGCCATCGGAATTGGAGTCGTTGAAGTTGGTCACGGCCTCGTTCCACGCGCCGTGGCGGTTGTGGAGGGCGTAGTGGATGTTGACGCTCTTGCCCGTGGACTTCGGGAAACTCGTGCGAGTGGCAGAAGTGGAGGGCTGGTAGGTGCCGCCGTTACCATCGGTCGGTGCGATGGGAGCCACGTAGCCGCTGCCCAAATAAGCGGCAACGGCCTGCTTGAACTCGTACCACGTCTTGCCATACTGACGGAAATATCCATTGGGGTCGGTGTGGTCGCTGCCGCCCCAGCGCCGAGCGGCTTCGTAGTGGGAAAGCAGACGGGACGTATCCCAACCGTGGGCGCGAAGCTCGTCCCCGGTCCACTTGACGGCCTCGGCCCACTGTTTGGCGAAATCGGCTGCATTTGCGGCATGGGCCAGCTCTATTCCGATTGTGTACCCGTTGCCGTTTCCCACGTGCCAGCAAAGGCGGTTCTCCGCGACGGTGTTATACACGGTCGAACCGTCCAGCTCCATCACGTGATGTACCGCATAGGTATCGTCACGAGCCCACAGCAACGTGTGGTTGTAGGCACTTGCACCTGGGTTCGCCGTCTCATGGATGACTAGGTAGGACGCATTGAGGTAGCCGTGGCCGTTGGATACGTAATTGTTCACGCTCTGGTATGCCTCCGCGCAGGTCGGCACCGAGAATGCAATCGCGAGCGCGAAGAAAAACGCGGCAGGAGCCGCGCCTTTCTTCCGCTCGATGCGGTTTGGTTTCATGTTGCTAGACCTCCTTGTTGTCGAAATTGTCGAGCTTCTCGGAGAGCTTCGCCATGATCAGGCTGTTCTCCTCGATGGTCTTGCGAAGCTCTTCGATGGTCTTCGTGTTGCTGTAATACATCATCACGAATGCCGCGATAGGGAATGCCACGTTGCTCACCAGATCCGTAACTACATTGACGTCCATATTCCGTTGCCTCCTTTCCGGCGGAAAAAAGGACCCGGCCCTTTGCCGAGTCCCGTAAGCCTAACGGTATTGTAGCTATTTCCACCCGTTCTTCTCACCCTGGATGACGGTCGTTATTATGATAGGCTCCTTGGGAGTGATCGTCTTGCTCACGATGACCAGAGGCGCGTACTCTCGACGCGCCCCGCTATAGAACTTGACAGTCGAGCCTAGAGCCCGATGCGGTCGCAGCGCGAGCATGAGCTTCGCGGGGTCATAGTCTGGAATCATGTTAGCGAACTCGCGATTGTCGGGACGGTATCTAAGCAGGCCGTCCAGGACGTCGGTACGGTCGATATATGCAAGGCTATGGCCGTGAAGCGCGCGGAAGGTCATACCGGATTGAAAGGAGCCCTCGACGCGGTGCAGTACATAGCTGTTCGTAGCGTAGACCACGCGGTTATGCACGCACACGCTATCATAGGGTGCATGCGTGCCCGGCTTACACGTGGTCGCGCACAATGCCCTCCACAGGGCCTCGGTTTCAAACTCGTTCATGACGATCCTTTCCCTCGTCTGTTGGAACTTGGTTATTATTTTAGTGACTGTTGTTATAATTTCAACTAGTTTTTTGTAGCAGTTAGTGCTATTATATTTCTTGTAAGGCAGGGACGGAAATAAAGGAGTTATTCAAATGACCGACTTCAAGCAGCTCAACATCTGGTACTACGACTTCAACTACAACGACAAACGCGTGAAGACTTGCACCAGGCTCGAGGATGCCCTCGCATTCGCTCGCATGCTCGTGCGCGATCGCGAGGAATTGCACGTTAGGTTTTTGAGCCTCGAGAGTGTATACTAATTCCCGTGCTCCTAACCAC